ACCTAAATGTAAATGGTACAATTAATTTACAAGATGTTAGCTTAGTCAATTTATCAGTTTCCAATCTTTTAGATGCTAGTAGTATTGAAGTTAGTAACAATCTTTTTGTTAATGGTGATATTAGTTTATCAGGTGATTTAAATATGGCATGTGGTATTATAGATGATGTCTCTAATATTGTTTTTTGTAATGGAGTTACAATAGGAGGTGATTTATTTCCTTTAAGTATGACACAATCACTTTTGAATCCAGATCTATCAGATACTTTCTTAGACTTATTTGGAGGATTAGAAATTTGTGGCAATCTTTTTGTTGCCTCTAATTCTGAGTTTTTACAAGAAGTCAGTGGACGTGAAATTAGAGCTACATATAATTTACACAGTGATAGACGAGCTGATTTATCACAGGTTTTTATAAATAGTGGATTTAAAATACAAGGCAATACATTTTTTCATAATGGACTAGATGGTACTTTTAATGATAAGGGTGTTGGATTTGCATGTGATTTTTCTGTGAATCAAGGTGAGGTAGATGAAAATCCACAATTAACAATTAAAAGAATTTATGATACTCAACCTTATCCTAGAATGCGAATTGATAACACCGAGATAGGGTTAGTTATTGATAGTAGTGAAAATCAACCATTAATTTTAGATTTACCAGTTGATCTCTCTAATAATAAAATATATGATATATCTTATACACAATTTAATGATAAAATTAATATTACAAGTAATAATCCTAATTCTAGTATATCAATTGGAGTCTCAGGTGGATTAGTTAATCAGGGTGTAAATGCAATTGCTATTGGTAATAATGCTGGTAATATTAATCAAGGAGAATATTCTATAGCAATAGGTTATGCAGCTGGAACAAATGACTTATGTAACAATACAATTATGATAAATGCGTCTGATAGTAGTTTAAATGTAAGTCCAGGTGATATTAGTAATGCATTATTTATTAAACCTATTAGAAAGGTTACTGCTTCTAGTTATACTGAAAATACAATGTACTATAATGAAACAACTCATGAAGTAACATATAATACTTCTCCAAGTGGTCCTACTGGTAATATATTTAATGCTGTACGGGAAACAGGAGGTCCTAGTATTGCAATTCCGTTAATAACTTCAGATCAATTTACTTATGGTCCTGCTCCTAATAGTGAATATAATATTGGTGTAAGTGGTCGGTATACATTTTTACCAGGTGGAAATTGGTCACGAACTTCTAGTAATCATGTACCAGAAAAATGTAATTCTTTTATATTTATAAAAACAGAAATAGATATATCTGCTCTTGCTCTTCCTGGTATGAATCCTACAACAGCTGGTTATATACCCTGTTATTTTAAAAGAGCTAGTTAAAAAAAATATTATAATATTTATTTATAAATATTGTAATATGTTTGCAAAATTTAGTAAACAAGTTTATAGTAATAATCAAGATAATAAAGCAGATAAAATAGATAAAACAGATAAAACAGATAAAACAGATAAAACAGATAAAGAAAAATATGCTGTATTTACAGATAAAATACAACTTAAAGCATATCCAGTTAGTAAATAGATTTTTATTATATCAATAATATTAAATACAATATATCTGAAATTATATTTTAATATGTTATAATAAAATATAATGGATTTATCACATATAAAAGTTGAATTTAAAAATACAAGTATTTTAGTAGATGGCAATCAGTTTCAGAGTGAAAAATTTCAAAATTATAGATTATTAAGAAATTATTCTATTGATAATCCTTTATTTAAAATAAATTCTAAAAAAGTACGATCTACTGAAACCAGTAACAATTATAGTTATCAAGTAGGTGATTTGTTTATAGACTTTGATAAAACTACATATGAAACTAATAATTTAGAAGATATTAATGTTAGTGATACAATTTTAATTGAAGATGTTTCATTTGGTTATCCTGATAATTATATAGAGCTTATTGTTGAAAATGTTTCTACATCAAAACAATATATTGCTTTAATGCGACAATTTCAAGAAATATTAAAAATTACTAGCAATAATATTAGTTCTAGCGGTGATTTAACGGGTGCAATTAATATATATAAAAAGTATAATATTTATACTCAAAATGAATTGAAATCTGGTAAATTAGATTTATCATTTCAAAATCTAGATTTATCAGGTAATTTAATTTTAAATAATCAATTAACATTTTCTGATACATCTGGTAGTAGTAAAATTATAGGTGGTAATGAAATCATAATTGACCCATCGCCACTTGGATCTAGTGGAGGTAAAGTTTTTATAAAAGGTGATTTAATAATTGATGGTTCTAATACTATTATAAATTCAACTACTCTAGATATTAGTGATAATATTATTCAAATGAATGCTTATAAAAATATAAATAATAAGGGAGGTATTCAAGTAAATGATGTCTGTAGCAATAGTGTTGGATATTTTTTATATGATGTAACTAATAATACATGGGATACAAGTGGTGCAGATTTAACAATAAAAAGTTTAACTATAAATGGTTTGATATATAATGAATCTATTAATAACTTTATTAATGGTACTACTTATCAAGTTGCTGCTAATACTGCTAGTATTGCTGATATTTGTACTAATATTATTCCTGATATTTGTAGTAATATTACTGATATTTCTAATAATTATTATACTCAAACTCAATTAAAATCTGGTAGTTTAGATTTATCATTTAATAATCTAGATATTGCAGGTGATTTAATTATTAAAGGTGATTCATCTGAATCTGGTAAAATTACTTTAAATTGTGAAAAAAATACACATGGAATAAAGATTCAAGGTCCACTACATAACGCTACTGCTTCTTATACATTAACATTACCAAATGATACAGGAAAATCTGGTCAAGTTTTGCAAACAGATGGTAATGGAAAATTGAGTTTTGTAGATGCTGGTGGAGGAGGAAGTGGAACTGGTGGAGTTTGGAGTACCTACACTGATAATTCTGATAATATATATTATAGTAAAGGTAATGGTAAAGGTAAGGTTGCGATAGGCAGTAGTACAAGTTTAACTGATATATCAGCGGCTTTACATATTACAGGTGATCTTGTAGTAACACAAGATATTACTGCATTTTATAGTTCGTCAGATGAGAGATTAAAAACAAATATTCAACAAATAGAAAATCCTATTAATATTGTAGAACAATTAAATGGGGTTAGTTTTAATTGGAATGAAACTGCAAAAAATATTAATGGTGCAATTGATTTAAATAAAAAAGAAATTGGGTTAATAGCACAAGAAGTTGAAAAAGTAGTTCCTGAAGTTATTAAACCAGGATTAGAAAATTATATGGCAATCAATTATGATAAATTAACACCATTATTAATTGAAGCTGTTAAATCACAACAAAAACAGATTGATGAATTAAATTTAAAAATAGATAAAATTTTAAAATCTAATTAATACATAAATATTGTATTAAATAATTAAATTATTAAATAATTTAAAATTTATATATTAATTTCTACAAAATGAAATTAATATATAAAACCGATATTTGTAATAATGAAATATTACAAGATGAAAATAATACTCATCAAGTAATGATGGAATGGGAAAAACCATATATGGAAGCATGTATAGATTTATTAGATCCTTCAGGACAGGTCTTAGAAATAGGATTTGGGTTAGGATATTCAGCAACAGTAATATGTAATAATAAAAATGTTAATCAATATACGGTAATTGAATGTTCACCTACTGTATGGAAAAAATTTGAAGAATTTAAAGCAAAATATTTAATTCTAAGACCTGATTTAGAAATTAAAATTATAAAAGGAAGATGGCAAGACGTATTATGTGAAGCAGATATTTATGATTCAATATTTTTTGATGATTATGAGAGTGATGTAAAAGAGGAAAATTTTTTTCGATTTAATAAATTTTTATATACAATTTTATTGAATCATAGTAAAATAGGTACTAAAATATCTTGCTATTCTACTCAAAAAATACAATATAATATTAATTGTTTAAAAACAGAGTTGTATGAAATGGATATTAAAATACCAGAATATTGCAATTATGCCAAAGGTGATAAGATGTATATACCAATAATTGAAAAAGCTCAACAAATTGATTTAAATAAAGAAGAATTAAAAAATTATTTAATACCAAAATTTGATCAAAATTATTGTAATTTAAATTATTTAAATAATTATAATAACAATAAGCAAATATATTGTAATTTATTGATTTTAGATAATTTTTATAATAATGCTATTGATACCCGTAATTTTATTTTAACACAAGAATTTAATGTTACAGGTAATTTTTCAGGTAAAAGAACTAAAAGTTATGCTACAGATCAATTGAAAAATATTATAGAAAAATATTTAATACATTTTGCTGGTAAAATAACTGAATGGGACAATAGTGAATCTAGTTATAATGGAGCATTCCAATATAATACATCAAGAGATTTACGATATATTTCAAATGATTCATCGAATAATTGGACTGGAATATTATTTTTAAATGTTAATAATTGTATAGATTATGGATTAAATATATATAAATTTAAAAATCAATCTAAAAAAAATAATTATGAAATGATAATGTATGATCAAGATTATAGTAAGTGGTATTTAGTTGATAAAGTAGGTAATATATTTAATCGTTTAGTTCTTTTCAATTCAAAAGAATATCATTATGGGTTAGATTATTTTGGAATAGACAAAAATGATGCCTCTTTATTTCAAGTTTTTTTTTTCTCAACAGAGAGATAATTCTTAGTTTTTATAATTTTTATAATTTTTATATTTTTAATAATTATAAAAATGAGTGCGGAAAATTTAGGAGCAGGTGAATTAGAAGCTTTAGCGAATGCTAGATTAGGTGATTTAAGAAAACAAGTCAATGCTGAATCATGGTCTGATAATATGGAATTATTAATGAAACAATGGGGTGAAAAGGCCGCTGGATTAAGATTTATGCATGCTCATTCAGGTGGAAAATGGAAGCAGTTTGCTAATAAATTAGCTATATCAGGTATTATAGTAACTGGTTTTGCTTCTACATTATCATTGATTGCTACAAGTGTTGAAGATGAAGAGGTTAAAAATGGTATTTTATTTGGTGTTGGTGGTATAGGTTTAATTTCAACATTAATACAATCCTTTAAAAAATTTTATAATGCTGAAGAAAAAGCTGCTGATCATGGCTCTGTTTCAAAACAATTTGGTTCATTTTATAGATATATGACATTACAGTTAGGAATGTCACGTGAAGACAGAGATCCGGCTGATGTATTAACTAGTTGGGCATTAAAAGAATATGAAAGATTACAACAAGAGTCACCTAATCTTTCAGGAGAGTCTGTGGCATTATTTAAAAAAAAATTTACAGATCCTGAACAAGCAATTCCAGATATAGCTGAAGATAAATTTTTAATAAAAGTTTTCCAAAAACCAGAAAAATATAATAAAGTAAGCGTAAATGAAAATGATACTGTTATAGATATTAGTGCTAATTTATCCGATATAAGTAAAGATGCTACTTTAACTGAAACAAATTTGGTAAATCTTCAAGTACTTTCTGATTGATTAATTATTTGAGTATATTTTATTTTAAATTCTAATTCAAATGTGAAGTCTTCATTTATAGTATCAATAACATTATTGAAAATATCTATAATTTTAATATTAAAATTTGAAATATTTACAGGATTATTGTATAATCTTACATTATTTTTTCTATCTGCATTTTCAAAAATTTCATTAATATAAAAATTATTACCGCTATTTGCTAGCGAAAAATTAATTTTTGCTAGTATTTTTTCACTTGATGTATTATTATCTAAAAATAATTGTTGAGTTTCAATTGTTAATGTTTGATGATCTTCAAAAGTAAAAAAAATTGGATCATCTAAATTATTAAATTCATTTGGTGATATAATTTTAAACTTACTACTATTTTCAGGGAAATCTAATGAATTTATACTATTATCTAATGAATTACGATCAAATCCCATGATACTTGCCAAAGAATAATTTGGAGTATAATTTGACCTAAAATCTACAATAAAAGAACCAAAACTTGCATCTTGTTGTATATAATCGCTACTAAGATCAAATACAATTTTTTTACTGTTTTCATTAATAGAAAATGTTATTGATTTCATAAAAAGTTCACCATTAATATCAGATAAACTTATATCACTATTAATAAAATAGTTTTGATTTAAAAAATTTTCCATTTGACTAGCTTGATTGTAATAACCATTATCTATAGTAATATTGTGTGAAAAATCACATACATTATCACTATTTAACTTTTTTATTACGAATTTATTGTTAAATTTGTTTTCATGTATTAAAAATGGTTTTCTAATATTTATTGCTATTAATTTAGCTTGTACAACATTTGTTATTTCTGGTAAAGTTATTCTACAATTTGTAGAACTTTCTGTTGTATTATTTTGTCTAAAAAAAGTATTAAAATGTAAATATTTGTTTGCATAAAATACTTCTATTTTATTACCTGAATTATCATTTTCTATATTTATAATTGTTGGATTTTTATTACTTGGATCATGTTTATAATAATTTAAATTGCTAATAAATCCTTCTTTTAAATTTTCATTTTCATTTTCATCTCGATTTTCATCTCGATCTTCATCTTGATCTTGATCTTCAATTAGGTATTGATCTTCAAAAGTATTTTCATCTTTTTCTTCTAGATTATTTTGATCTTCTAAATAAAAATCATTGTTTTCTATATTATAGTTAAAGTTATTGAAAATATTTTTATTGATGTAATTGCTGTCGTTATAATTATCTAATAGTCTTTTTTCAATTTCATTAAAAAAATTTGTTATAGTTTCATTATCTTTAAAATGATTTGTATTTAAAAATTCTATTTTTTTTATAATTTCTTCACGAGATGGATCATTTAATTCTAATAAATTATATAAATCTTCATCAGAATAATCATCTATATCGAGATTTAAGTTCATGAATATTATTAAATAATATAACTATTATAGTATTTAATAATTATTTTATTTAATTATTATTTTTTATTAAAAGTTTATAGTTTTTATTAATTGTAATGTCTACAAATCTTTTTATATATATATTTATTAATATTGCTCTAAAATTTATTTTATCAAACTTTTCAATAAATTTGGGTATTTTTTGAATTCCTTGACCTCTTTTAAAATGATTTTTTGTAGTAAATAAAAGTTTTTCAAGTAATTCTAATATTTTTTTTTCATAATTTGATTTTAAATTTTTTTTATCAATTCTTAAATTTGATTTATATATAAATCTATTGTAATTATTATCTTTGTAAATTTTTAAATTTTTTTTATCTGCTTTTTCTATACTATTTTTTATTATACCTATACCTTCTATTGAATTGTTTGAATTATTCATTTCTAAAACTATAATTAAAGTATTTGGTAATATTGTTTCTGTAATTTTAACAGGTGTTCCATATATACAACCTGTATGATTGTTATTTTTTCTCCATTTTATATTTTCATTTAAAGTTTTATTATCAAATCTAGTTACACATATTTGCATCTATAAATGATAATACATACTTATTTATTTATACAATTTTATTTTTTATTTTTTATTTTTTATTTTTTATTTATATTTTTTATTTTTTATTGGTTTTTTTTATAGTAAATACCTATTTTTATTTCATCTTTGTTTAAGATTTCATTTTTTATAATATCTATTTTTTCTGTATTACTGTAATTTTGTAATATTTTATCATTTATTTGATATAAAAATTTGTATTGATCAATTTCATTGTATATATCTTGATATTCATTAATTGATTTAATATTTGTAGAATTAATTACAAGATAATTATCTATTAAACTTATATTTAAGTTTAAACTATCATTAATTATTGGAATAGTTAATAATTTAAGGTTTATATTTTGAATAAGATTTATTTCTTCTATTATCATATTTATATTATTTTCCTTATTATTAAAAATCTCCATAATTATATTTTCAACTTTTAAACTTGAATATTCATTTTGATATTTTTCTTTTAATTGATTACGAATTTCTAGTTTTATCATTTTAATATTATCATCATAAATTTGACATATAATATCTTTTAATTTTTTGTTTTCAATTATTAAAATTTCTTCATCAAATAAATATTTTTTATATTTTGTTTCAATATAATTATAAATAATTAATTTAATATCTTCAATATAATTATAATTCATTTATTATTAATTATATTATTAATATTAAACTTATTTTAATATTAATTATATAATTAATATTAATATTAAATTTAATTTATTATTAATATTAAAATAAGTTTAATATTAATAATATAATTAATAATAAATAATAATAATGTTTATGATAAAGCAATTTACAAATAGTATAAATCACACTTTTTTATATTTAAAATATTATTTTTATTTTAATTTATTTTTATCTACTTTTTGTATTAATGTTTTATATTATTATTTGTTTTTTACAACCAATAAAAATTTAATCGATTTTTTATATTATGTAATAAATCAAAATGGTTGTATTGTTATTAAATTAATTCAGTGGATACACACTAATATTGATACACTAAAAATTGATAATCAAAATTATATTATTGAATTATTTAATAATTTTTATGAAAAATGCAACATTCATAGTATTAAATATACTAAAAAAATGTTTAAAAAAGAATTTAACAAAAATTTTGATGATATATTTGAGTTAGATCTAAATTATAAG